ATGCACAGGCGCTTCGTTCCCTATGCTCTCGTCATCCTTGCCGTGCTCGTCTTAGCTGGCGCGCTCTATCCTCTTGCCACCGATCACGCTTCGGCACAAGGCAGTTGCATAACCTTTCTGGAAACCGGCAAGTCGGTCTGCGATCGCTTCCTGCAATACTGGAGCGACAATGGCAGGGTTCCTCAGCAGGGCTACCCGATCAGCGACGTCATCGGTGAAGTCTCAAGTGTGGACGGCAAGACGTACACCGTCCAATACTTCGAGCGGGCCGTCTTCGAGTACCATCCGGAGAACCCGCCGCCTTATGACGTCCTTCTTTCCCTGCTCGGCAGCTTCGCCTACTCAGCCACCTATCCGAACGGCGCTCCGAACCAGACACCCGACACCAGCCCCGGCTCGCAGCTTTTCCCGCAGACCGGCTATCGAGTGGGCGGTGCCTTCCTGCAATACTGGCAGCTGCATGGAGGCGTCGCCCAGCAGGGTTATCCGATTTCGAACGTCTTTGTTGAAACGAGCCGGTTGAACGGCAAGCCCTACCAGGTCCAGTACTTCGAGCGTGCCGTGTTGGAGCTTCACCCTGAGAACCCACCCTTGTCCCGCGTCCTTTTGTCGCAGCTGGGCGCCCTCCGCTATCGGGATAAATACGGCGCTGCTCCACCCACCTTGCCTCCTCCCCTTCCAGTGCCGCCTGCCATCCCGCCGGCTCCGCCGCCCCAGCCAACAACTGTGGCGCCTCTGCCCGACCCGACGCAAGAGCCATCATCCAGCAGCGTTGTCATAGTCAAAGCTCCCGGAAAGGTCGGCCGAGGTTCAAATGCAAGCGTCACAGCAAAGACTTCCCCGAATAAACCGTGCTCCATCTACATTGCGTACGACACCGGACCGCCCCTGGCGGCCGGCCTCGACGACAAGACATCCAATGGATCGGGCCTCGTCTCGTGGACCTGGACGGTGGGTACCCACATTACGCCGGGTACCTGGCCTGTTTACATCACCTGTGCCGGCGATACTTCTACCACATATGTGACGGTCGTGAATGTACCCTGACGCCCTTCGTGCCTCCTACAGCGTCTGATATACTCGCCTTACCTGCGCCCGTGCGCGCACAGGAACATGAACAGGGTCGAACGTGCCTGGATGTGCCTGCCAGCTAGATATTCCTGCTGAAGGCTTGCGGGGTGACTTCAAGCGTATTGCGACATGTAGGAGGTCCGAACGATGACCACGATGGCCACATCCGAGTTCTTTTCCCGCCAGCTTGAGGTCGGTATGGAGGGATTTATTTGGGCTATCCGCCGGCTTCCTGAAGAAAGGCTCTACGTCGCGCCACCCCAGCCGGTCCACTCAGGCGGCTCACTTCTCAGCTTTGGTGAATGGTCCGCCGTCCGGCTTCTGTTCCACATGGTGTGGTATGACGAAAACATTGCCATCCCAAGCATGAAACAGTGGCTTGGCGGCCCGGCGCCCGACCACACGACAGGCGAGGATGACGACTGGGCAGAAGGCCACGAGCTGGAAGCGCTCATCGGGCGGCTTATGGCTGCCCAGCGCGCGCAAATCGAGATGCTGCCCCGGTTCACCGAGGAGACATGGAACCGGCCGCTGCCCACGCTTTGGGGCACCCAATCGCTCAACTGGGTGGTGAGCAAGACCTTCAAACACACTGCAGAGCACACGAATGGCCTTATGGAAATGGTCCTCTACTGGGACAGGCACCTTGAATTACTTGCCCAAGAGCAGATGAACAGATGAGCACCAGACGATAGCTGCTCAGCTGCCCTCCTCTACGCTCGTATTTCCCAGCGGCCGGCATCGCACCGAGAATCAGTTGGGGTCCTGCATCTTACCCTTTTCCTGATCATAGGCAACATTAAACAGAAAAGGGTGGGCACATCACCCACCCCTCTCTGCGGTCCTCACCTCCTAATCACGGCGCAGAGCAGTTGGGGAAGAAAGCGTTGGAGATGACCTTGGCGGTCTGCCCCCTCGTCACGCTATTACCGGACAAGAAGCATGGCGTGCCTGTCGTGCACGGTGGCGATGTAGCGTACCCGTTCACTATCCCATGCACGTATACCCTCTCAATGTATAGCCAGAATGTAGAGGCCGGAGGCACGTCGGTGAAGGTCTGCCTGCTGGGCGAGATGGTATCCGAGTAGCCTGCGGCATTGCTGACGAACTTGGCAGTCTGCCCCCTCGTCACGTTGCCACCGGGGAGGAAGCATGGTGTACCTGAGAGGCATCGCGCCGGATCCGTGTAGCCCCCGATCACTCCGTTCACATATGCCCTCTCTATGAACAGCCAGAACGTCGAAGAATGAGGCACATCTGTGAAGGTCTGGCGGTCTGGCGGGACCGTGTCGTTATAACCCGCCGCATTGCTGACGAACTTGGCCATCTGGCCTCTGGTCACGTTAGCTGCTGGTTGGAAGCAAGGGGTGCTTGTTGTGCAAGGAGGGGAGGTGGAATAGCCGCTGACGATGCCCCTGCAGGCGACACACCTGATGTATGGGTAGAAGGTGCTGCCCTGGGGCACGTCGGTGAACTGGATAGGACAGGCTGTTGGAGTGGGTGTAGGTGCCTGGGGGTTATGCCATACACCAAAGTAGGCGGACGACTTGCCACCGGCTATGTCGAATAAGCCTCCTGCATACGCATTGCCTTTGCCATCAACTTGTACAGCATAGGCCAAATTGTTCATACCGCTGCCTAAAGCAGACCATTCGCTGCCGTTCCATCCGGCTATGTAGTTGGCGCTCACCCCACCTGCCACGGTGAATCGCCCGCCCGCATACACGTCTCCATTTTTGCTCACTGCTATGTTCTGGACAATGTCATTCACGCCACTGCCCAGAGCATACCAGGACGTGCCGTTCCACATGGCTATGTGGTTCGCGCTCACCCCACCTGCTGTGGTGAAGAGGCCTCCGGCATATACGTCGCCTGCGCCGGTCACAGCTAAAGTCCAGACAAGATTGTTCATTCCGGTACCGAAACCAAACCATCCGGTACCGTCCCATCTGGCTATGTAGTTGGTGTCCACCCCACCAGCCACAGTGAATGCCCCCCCTGCATACACGGTGCCATTGCCGTCAACTGCTATCGCGTCGACGCCGCTATCCATGCCGCTTCCCATAGCAGACCAAGAGGTGCCGTTCCACATGGCAATATGGTTGGTGCTTACGCCACCTGCTGTGGTGAAGAGGCCGCCCGCGTAGATGTTACCCGTGCTGCTGTTTATGGCCACTGCAAAGACCCAGCCGTCCGTGCCGCTTCCCATAGCAGACCACGCAGTGCCGTCCCACCTGGCTATGTGGTTCGCGCTCACCCCACCTGCTGTGGTGAAGCGCCCACCTGCATACACGTCGCCGTTACGGCCCACTGCTATAGAATAGATCTCGTTATTCATACCGCTGCCCAGAGCAGACCACGAGCTACCATCCCACCTCGCAATGAAGTTGGCCCTCACTCCACCCACTCTGGTGAATGTCCCACCTACGTACACATCGCCGTTGTTACTCACCGTAATAGCAATAACACGGTCGTTCATGCCGCCCATAGCGAACCACTCGCTACCGTCCCATGTGGCCACGTAGTTGGCAGGATATCCACCTGCTCTAGTAAAGGCCCCGCCCGCATACACGTCACCTGTGCTGCTACTCGCTGCTAAAGCGTAGACATCGTTGTCCATGCTATCCATACTAGACCACACGGTTCCGTTCCACATACCTATGGAATTATAACCGCCCGCATACACGTCACCTGTGCTGCTACTCGCTGCTAAAGCAAAGGTGGGACCCCACGTACCACTGCCCATAGCAGACCATGAGTTGCCGTTCCAGCTTGCAATATGGTTGGCGCTGACCCCACCTGCTGTGGTGAAGTCACCTCCCGCGTACACATTGCTATTGCTGCCGGTTGCTATTGCCACGACGGCACCGTTCATACCGCTGCCCAAAGCAGACCACGAGCTGCCGTTCCACCTAGCTATGCGGTTAGCGCTCACCCCACTTGCTGTGGTGAAGTCACCTCCCGCATATATGTCACCCGTGCCGTTCACTACAATAGTATTGACGCCCAGATTCATACCGCTCCCCAGAGGAGCCCACGAGCTGCCGTCCCATCTGGCTATGTAGTTGACGCTCACCCCACCTGCCGTCGTGAATTGCCCACCAGCATACACGTCCCCATTTCCACTCACTGATATTGCTACGACGGGACCGTTCATACCGCTCCCCAGAGGAGCCCACGAGTTGCCGTTCCAGCTTGCTATATGGTTGGCGCTGACCCCACCTGCCGTCGTGAAGTACCCTCCCGCATAGACATCTCCATTGTTACCAAATGCTATGGCATAGACGGCGTTATTCATACCGCTGCCCAGGGTGGTCCATGAGGTGCCGTCCCATCTGGCTATGTAGTTGGCGCTCACCCCACCTGCCGTCGTGAATTGCCCACCAGCATACACGTCCCCATTTCCACTCACTGCTACAGCACGGACGATGTTGTCCATGCCGCTACCAAATCGAGCATCCCAATTCTCATCCCCGTCTTCGTTTGGTGCCGCCTTGCCTGTGCTCGGGATTGTGCCCGCTTGCAGGTCTGTTCCTTGACTTGTACTTATATCTGCGGTGGTTTGGACAAAACGGGGTGGCTGGCTGGGGCTTGAGACCATCTGCCAGCCGCGGACATCAAGGCTGCCATGGAAGCCACTGCTCAGGTTGAGCGTGCCATCCTGCTTGAGCGCCCTCCCCAGTGGGGTTATCGGCTGCGCGGGGCAGATTGCCGGCTGAGTCCTCCCCTGGACCGGCCCCCTATCTACGACAGGCTGTATGCTTTGAGCCAAGGCCGCTGGCGACACCGGCTGTACGTCCACGTGTGCCTCGGCAGAGCTGGACTGTGCACCTACTAGTGGGAAAGCTATCGTTAGAAGCATGAGTACGCCGGCACAGACGGCGACGATCGCCCGCGATGTGATGGCACTGCCCATTTTGCTTGCCTTCCTCAACTTGAAAGCTAACGTACTTGGAACGTTGCCCGTGAATGGGTCTTTGGCATACTGCGGTGCAGACCCACAGGTGTCTTACCCTGCGCATACCGCGCGGAATGCATAGCGTGTCATATACAGGCTAGCACAAGAGGGTTACAGTTCAGGTCAAGACAGGTGTAAATACAGTAACAAAGTCTGAGTTTGATGCGATCTCGTTAGCAGTAAACTGTGGAGGCTATCGCTGCACAACAGGAAATGAAGAATGACAGGCCAATTAAACAGAGAAAGCGGGAGACAATCCCGCTCTCCTGCATTGGTCTCCGCGAGATCAGAGAGATCTCGCGGATTGTCTACGACATGCACTACTTCCGCCCTGTAGTCAGCCCCAGCGCCACCCCAATGGTCTTCCCCCCGTGGTACATGCCCGTGGCGATCAGGAACACTCCGAACACCGACACCAGCGCCTCGATATAGCGTTGTGCCTCGGGGAAGATCTGCAGCACCAAGCCCAGTCCCACCACCGCCGCCGAGCAGACCAGCGTAAACCAAGGCGCAGCCGCCACCGGCAGCCCCACCGCCTTGAATACCTGCACCACCAGCACCACGATAGCCGAAGCCGTCATGCCGAATACGATTGTTGGGTCCATTGAATTCTCCTTTGTGGTTGATGGTTAGGGAAACGGGATATTGGGGGACACCCCCAAACCCCCGGCAGGGGAGTACCCCTGCACCCCCTCTCTACTGGTACCCTGCGAACTTCCTCAGATTCGCCAACGACCCGTTAAACCGGTCGCGGTCGACTATCCCGCGGCCTCCTATCCCGGGCACCGTCCCCTTGTCGGTGTACTGCCAGAAGGTGTAGTAGGGCCAGCCTCCGATCAGCGGCCTCGTCGGCGGGTGCGAGTACGATGCTATCCAGAGCGGGCAGCCCCTCACGAAGCGGTCGGTGTTGTCGACGGCCGTCTCCCAGTAATAAGGGTACGTGTAGATGATCACGTCCCGCCCCAGCGCCCTCCTCACCGTGTCGATCCACGCCTGCACGCCCTCCAGGATGATGTTCGGCGTCATGCCGTCCACCTCCTCGACGTCGAGCATCGGGTGCAGGTCGCCCTGGCCCAGTTCCGGCACTATGCTCAGGAAGTGGCGCGCCTGCACTACCGCCGGCACCTGCGGCCTGAAGTAGTGGTATGCTCCGCGCAGTATCCCCGCTGCCTTCATCCCCTCCCAGTTGCGGGCGAAGTCCGGGTCGGTGTAGCCTGAGCCCTCCGTGGCCTTGGCGAAGGCGAACGAAATGCCCGCCCCCGCCACACTCGCCCAGTCGATCTGCCCCTGGTAGTGCGATACGTCCAATCCTTCCGGGCGGGCCGTCAGAGCGGCTGCTGCCCCCACTTGAGCCTGTGCCTGCGTCTGTAATTGTGTATGTGTATGTGTTTGTACTTGTGCCTGGCTCATCCTGTCTTGTCCCCTTTCTGAACTATGCCCACGCGGCCTCGCCGCGTCAGGCGCTCGGTAAGTACTTTCACCGCCCCTTCCAGCTCCGCGATCCGCTTGTCCCGCTCGGCCAGGTCCGCTTCCGCCTTCGCTTTCACGGCCTCGAGCTCGTCGGTAAGCAGCTTGATCTTGCGATCCTGCAGCCCGATCACCTGCTGGTTGAGACTGTCCACCCGCGAGCGCACCTCGTAGCGCACCGCGGCCACAGATCCCGCAATGGCTCCCACAGAGCCTATTACGCTTATGAAGATTTGGAGGTAGTCGGTCATGTCGCCTCGCTCCAGGGGGCTAGGGGCTAGGGGCTAGTATCGTTTTATTTTGGGGACACCCCAAGCCCTGGCAGGGGAGGTCCCCTGCACCCCCTTTGCTAGCCCTATCAAGGCCAGACGTCGAATAAGAGCGACGCCGTATGGATCGTGGCCGTCCACCTGACCCCGCCCGTCATGTCGTCGTGCAGCCAGTCGAACTCGGTCAGGATCGCCGGTTCGTCCGACATGCGCCTCTTGCCGCTCGTCGAGCCCTCCGGTCCGTAGGTGACCGTCTTCCCTGCTACCCCGAGGTAGGTGGGCATGTTCACCAGCGCATTCGCCCCGTCCTGCAGAAAACCCGCGAGCGTGAAGTCATAGCTGAACTTGGCCGAGGCGATGTCGTAGTGCGATTTGAGGTCGCACGTGTCCACGTAAGGCACAATGTCGAACTCGCCCACGCCACCCGTCTTCGTGCCGAAGCGCAGATACAGCCTGTCGCACCTGGCCCAATCCTCCAGGCTGTCCTTTACCAGCGCCCGCACTTTGTGGCCCAGCTCTTTGAACACCCGCCCGTCGCGTACGTAGCGCTTCTTGACCGTGCCCACCACAAAGAGGCTGATATCGTTGCCGTCCACGACCCCGCCGGTGCCGTGCAGGTCCGCGTAGATGCGGTCCGCGTTGGAAGCTAACAGCTCCCCATAGCTCTCCGTCTCGCCCGTGACCACCACTTCATAGTCATAGGTGGTCCAGGCCGGCCGGTTGCTCCCCGCTCCCGACGAGACCCCCACCAGCAGGCTGTCGTCCAGCGCCACCTCCCGCACGATCCCGAAGATCGCCGGCGCCCTGGTTGAAGTTCCCCGCGGAATAGCCCCCTCAAACAGCTGGCCCCCGATGTTGCTCCACAACACCCCATCCCCCGCCAGCAGCGAGTAAATCCGCTTCTCCACCGCCCACGTCTCCCATCTCGATTGGCTCATAGTCGCTTCGCTCCAGTTGTCAGTTGTCAGTTGTCGGTTCTCAGGGCTGGATTTTCTTCGCCATCATGTCCTTCCTTCGGAAGCTCAGGACCCTCATATGTCAAGTCCCATCACGTCCTTCGTCCTCATGCCGCCAAGGTTTTAGTAGTTTACGTTTTACGCTTTACGTTCCACGTTTGGCTCATATCTAGAACGTGCGCAATGTTTCAGTTCGAGCACCTACTACCCAGTGTCATTCTGAGCGTAGCGAAGAATCTAGGATGCTGACTTGAGTGCCAAGGCGAGTTCTTCAGATTCTTCGCTACGCTCAGAATGACACTGTCAAGAGGGTTCGTCGGCTCATACTTGGCACTCTTTCTGAAAATGAGCCCTACGTTTCGTCGGTCGTCGGTCGTCGGTCGTCGGTCGTCAGCTTTCGTCCATCGTCCATGGTCACGTCAATATCTCCCGCACGTACAACACCCTCACCCCCATCTCTGAAACCGCTCCGTACGAGACGATCCTGAAGTAGCGCGCCACGGCAACCCCGTTGATCGAAGTCACTTTGACCTCCACATAATTTCCCGTGTTGCCGGCAAGCGAGCCCTCGGGCACAGCGTTGGTGGGCGACATCTGGATGATGTAGTCGGTGATGATCAGCTCGCCCAGCGCATCGTTGCGCTCGATGCCCGATTTGTCGCTCTCCAGCCTGCACGCCTGGTTGGCGTAGATCGCCGGCGGGTCGATCAGCGTCCGCCCCCACCGCCATCCGCCGCAAACCCATACACCCTCACGTCGCATCTATCCACCAGCAATTGCGCTGCAAGCTCGCTCTGTTCGTATGCCACATCGCTTGTTGATCGAGGCATTTCTCACCTCCAGCCGCTAAGGCGTAACGAGTAATGCGTAATGCGTAAAACCCCTAATAAACTCTGTGGTCCCTTAGTGCTCTCTGTGCCTTTGTGGTTCAAAAACAATAAAGACCTTGGCGGACCTTGGCGTATGAGGACGAAGGACGTGATAGTGAAAGATATTAGCCCGTACCCCTACATCCCAGGCCTTATATCCCGCCTCACGGTCGAGATTGACTTCACCCGAGCCCGCGATCGCATCAGTTGGGCGGTGGCCGCCGTCTGGCCGTACTTCTGAGAGAGCGCCGACCGGTGCCTGCCGAGCACGCCCCCGCCTGTCTGCAGGTCGTATTGCGCCTTCAGCTCCGAGGCCCACGTCTCGCACAGCTCGGCCGCCGCGTCGTAGATGTCATATTGCTTGCCGCAGATGTATAGGAAGCGGTCCGTGTTGGCGCTGTCCCGCACAAAGCGGCCGTCATTGACCACCTCGTTCGAAGGGTCATTGCTCACCGTCGCCCAGGTCGAGTCGTACAGCACGTAATCGCTTTCCCACCCGCCCCCCACCGGCGATACGAACAGGCCATAAGTCGTGGCCGAGCCGTTATGCATCGTCGGGTGCGCCTCGAGCAACAAGTAGCCGTAGCTCGTCCTGCTGGCGTCAAGCGCATCCTGCACCTGGTCATCGCTGAATTGCGGGCTCACACCCCCGCCGTCGTTGATCAACGCCCTAACCCGCGTAATAAGGGCCGCCATAGTAGTCCGGCTCATAGTCATTCCTCCAGTACCAAGTGCTCAGTGCTCAGCACTGAGCACTCACCCCTGCGTCGGAAAGCACAGCACCATCCTCACCGTGCCCCCGGAGCCTGCGCCCTTTGAGTAGGAGGCTCGCAGGTAAGGACCGAGCGGCAGAGTCTCATCGAGCTTCACTTCGTATACACCCACCCCACCAGGCGTCTGCGGCCCGCCGATCGCGTCGGTGCCGGGGAAGTTGGTGCCGTCCGGACTGTTGAACAGGTCCACATTCAAGAAGTTGTCGCCCGCCGTCTGCAGGATGAAGAGCGAAGCAGCCCCGCACCTGTTGTAGTTGCCGATGTTGACCACCGGCCCATTGCCGTTAGCCGTAAAAGCCGTCGCCGGCAGCACTTCGATGATGACCATTGGAGTTCCTCCAGGAAGTGAGAAATGAGAAATGAGATATTGAGCAGTGAGAGCGAGGCTTGAGCAATCTCATTTCTCATCTCTCATTTCTCCGGTTTTGAGCTAGCTCAAAACCGGATGCCCCTTTACCCGATACACGATCACCGCCAGGTTGGGCGATCCGCTCGCTGCCTGGAAGTTGATGTCGATCGTGCCATCCCCTTTCACGAAGCGCGCCGGCTCGAAAGGCCCCAGGATCTGAGATGCCGCTCCCGATCCTGTCGCCGCGCACGTCACCGCCAGGTCGCCCAGCCCCTGCCGTATTGCCGGAGGGTTCACCCCCGCTTTGGCCGTCACCGTGATAGCCTGCGCCGCAGAGTTGACCAGCTCCATCCAAAGCCGCTCCGATTCGCTGCCCACCCCCGCCACGTTCACCGTGCCGTTAGTGTCGATAGTCTGCGCCGCCGGCTTCTGTATCGAAGCGTCGCGGGTCAAAGTGTTGATTGTGAGACTAGCCGGATTCGCCATATGCTTGCTTTGCTCCTTTATTAGCTATCAGCCGTCAGCTATCAGCCGTCAGCTATCAGCCGTCAGCTTCAGCGGTGCCTGCGGCGCATTACGAAAGCTGAAAGCTGATGGCTGATAGCTGATAGCTCACGTATTGTCCGTCGCGATCAGCAGCGCCACGTTGTTGGGGCGCACTACCTTGCCGCCGTAGACGTAGAGGCCTTTGACGGCATCCGAGAACTTATCCGGAGGGCGGTAGGCTTCCATGTTGAGAATCTGCTCGGCGAAGGAGATAGCTCCCCTCCAGCCCGCCATGATCTGATACTTGGTCGAGCTCACCGTCTGCACGTTGTTCGACATGCGCACCTGGAAGCCCGCCATCTGGCCCACCACGCCGTTGGCCGCCTGCGCCCTGTTCTCCGGGGTGCCGTAGGCCACGAACCTGCTGTCCAGGTTGATCGCGCCGTAGAACCAGGGCGGCACTACCACCCACCTGCCGTCCCGAGGAGTGTTGTTGTTGTCCAGCTTCACACCCAGCTTCACCAGGTAGTCGTAGGCGTTTGAACCCGTGATGGCGATGGGCGATCCTGTTGTGCCCAGGGTGTTGCCCGCAGGCGCCTCGGCATATTTGCCCGCGATGAACTGGTCGGCCTGGTCGCTCAGTCCCCAGCCCGCTTCCACCATCGCCGCCTCCATGAGCGCCCCGCCGTTCTGCGCCTGCGCGCGGTCCACGTCGTCGATCTCGAAGTTGAAGTATTTGCCCTGGTCGATTTCGATCTCTTGCGACGCCGTATTCAGCGTCTCGGGAGCCGTGATGGCCGACCCACGGGTATAAGAGCGGATGGTGATGCGCCCGATCGAGTTGATTTTGACCTTATCGCCCATCTGCCGGATGTCCCCCTCATAGTCGCGGTTGGCGATGTCAGGGCTAACAAACACGTGGGCATTGTTCAAGTTCGCCAGAATCCTGGCCGCCCACAAAGTCGGGATAAATGTGCTCACACTCATTGGCTTTCTGGTTACTCCTTTGCTAGCTGTCAGCCATCAGCCGTCAGTCGTCAGCCGTCAGCTTTTCTAATGCGCCGCAGGCACCTTTGAAGCTGATAGCTGACGGCTACTTGATCAGCCCTCCCCTCAGAGCCGCCTGTATAGCCGGCCAGTTGGCGTTGATCTGCGCCGGCGTCATCGCCTCGATGGCCTCTTTGGTCAGGCTGATCGCCTGCACCGGCTGCGCTCCATTCGTAGGCTGTATGGCCGGCACCACCGGTTGTGGCGGTGCGGCGGTCGTCCGTCGATGAGCTTGCGAACTCCCGTCCATCGTCCATCGATGAGCTTGCGAACTCTCGTCGGTCGTCTGTGGTCGGTCGTCCGTCGTCGCCGTGAGCCCCAGCGCCTGCGCCAGCATGGCCCTCTGCTCGAAGAGCAGCTCTTTGAGGTTGGTGGGCTTTTTCGTGGCCTCGTCATAGACGATGGCCTTGCGGTCGATACGCTCGAGAAGCACGTCTGCGCCGGGCACTCCGGTGGCGATCGCTTCAACACGCAGTTGCATCCGCTCGATCTGCTTCTCGTATTGGGCTCGCTGTTGGGCGAGCCTGTTGTTCACTTCCGCTTCCGTATAAACCTGCGCCTGCGGCGCGGCCTGCCCCGAAGCGGCCGGGGCCACCGGCTGTAGGGGCACGGCGGCGCCGTGCCCTGTTGCAGCGCCGGGAGCTGCGGGCGGAGTAACCCCTCCACCATTGGGTGCCGTGTCTTGGGAGCTAGCGGCCTGAATGCTAAGCAGAACCGGCTGGGGGATAGCCGGAGCTGCGTCCTGTATGGTAGGCGTGATTGTGTGATTGTCTAGCATTGTGATTGCCTCCTGTAAGATTGATGTAGATACAGATCAAGTGGTGCAGGGGAAACGCCCTGCCGGGGGGTTTGGGGGTGTCCCCCAGCCCCTAGCCCCTGATCGCCGCCACGCGGGCGGCCAGCTCCGCGTCCGCGATGGCCTCCTGCTCGATGCGGGCTCTCTCCAGCTCCCAGTCATGGTTGAAGGTGCCCGCCGCGCTCTCCTTGGAGGTAATGCCCATATTAATGTCCATCGCCACCACCTTCCGCTGCGTCTCGGGATCGCCCGGCAGCAGCTCCGGCCATTGCGTCGCTATCTGCACGTCCTCCCCTTGCCCTCCAAGGGCGAGGAGACGCGAGTTCACCGCCGACAGCAGCGGGCCGTAGTTCTCGCGCTTCATCTCGGCCAGCTCGCTCAACGGCTCGTACAGGATTTGCAGAGCGATCCCCGACAGGTTGCCGATGTTCTCCAGCTTGCCCGACGATATCTCCGGTATCCTCGACAGCTCATGCAAGAGCTGCAACAGCTTGTCGGCTAGCATGTTGGTGCTGTTCATCTCCGACAGCATCTCCAGCAGCCCGATCTTCGCGTCCTTGTCGGGCAGCACGAGCGTCCTGTCGGGCGACATCTCGATCTGGCCCGCCCTCACGCCTGTGGCCCAGCCCTGCGGGTGCGCGTGCATCCTCAGGGTCTTGTTCCAATTGGAGAAGACGAAGTTGAGGCGGTCCACGATGTGCAGCACGTCCTCGCTCAAATCCTGCAGCCCGTAGTAGTTGTTGGGCTGCGGCAGGTTCTGGCAATCCACCACCGGCGGCCAGCTATACGGCCACCTCACCATCGGCCCTACCGGCAAATAGTCCGCGTCGGCCGACGAGGCTCTCGATTCCCCGATCCACCACTCCGGCACGCCCCCGTTGGTCTCCCGCTTCATGAACTGGCGGTAATAGACGCTCTTGTTGTCGGGCCCGATAAAGTCCCACTCGATGATGTACTGCTCCACCGCGTCCAGGTCGTCCGCCCGGAAGAGCACCCTCGTCTGCATGGGGTTCAGGTTGATCACGCGTGGGAATGCATGCCCATGCTCCGGCGACGGAGCCAGCAGCTTGAGGAAGCCGTGTCCCGACACCGCCCCGTTCAGCGCCAGCTTCTGCAGCAGGCTCATTTTGCGATTGGCCGCCCAGCAGGCGTCCAGCCACGCTTCCCGCGGATCGCGCTCCATAACAGTGCGCCGCCCCCTCGCATCCCGATTCCCCGCGATATCAAAATTGACGTTCTTGCCGAACAACGCGCCCACACTCTTGTCCACGATGATCCTGGCGAAGTTGATCGTAATATTCGGGTCCTGCTCGCCATCCCCCACCACCAATGGCCTCGCATAAGTGCCCCAGTAAGCAGCCCAGGCCGCCCTCATCTGCGCCAGTCTGACCTGGTGCGCCGCCATAGTAGCCTCCATCTTGGAAGCCGTCACAGCGTCCGGGTGCTGCGGCCGTATGTTCGGGTTGTAGAAATAACGTGACGGATCGAGATTCATGCTCTCCTCCGGGCGTGATGCGTAAAGTGTCCCTTCAATTTGCTCCGTGCGCTCCGTGTCCTCTGTGATTCAAAACAATAGAATTCCTCGTGGGTCCTTGGTGTCCTCTGTGTCTTTGTGGTTCAAAAAACAACAAAATCTATCCTCCCATCAATCTCGCCATCCTCTCCACGCTCTGGGGCAGGAAGTCCACATGCGCTACCATGTAGCGGGCGGCGTCCAGGCCGTGGTTGTACTCGTCCACCGGCTCGTCTTTCAGGCTGTCGCTGCCTGCCCCTTGCCTCTTCCACACTTATCCCTCGTACTCCTCGACGGTGCATGCGGGCAGCTTCCTCGCGTCGAGCTCTGGGTCGCGCTCGGGCATGCCGTCGCGTGGGGCCGCCATCACGCCGGGACCCTCCATGTAGAGCAGTTTGCCGTTGGCCAGCCTGTCGGCCTTGTACTGTATGCCCCTCGAAAGGTTCTTCTGGGCCGTGATGGTGGCAACGCCTCCTGCCAGCAAGGTGGCCCTGTCCTCGGCGTCGTGATCCGCGATGGTCGCCTCGATCTGCTCACCCCGCGAAAGCTCCACGATGCGCGGACCCAGGTTCTGCACAAGCTGGCCGGTGTAATAGAGCTCTCTGTACCTGATGAGCGCCCCATCTTCGGGCCTGATAGCCCACCACTGGCACACAAACGGGTCCACGAAGCCGAAGTCGATCGTCCGGAACCTGCGCCACCCCTCCGGCACGTCAAATCGAGCTATCACGTGCTTCTCCGGATCCCACCCCTCGTACACCATTCCCTCCGCGGCCGCCCAGATGCCGTCCCGCAGCCTCTTGCGCCTCACTCCCGTCAGCTTGTCCAAGCGCTCAATATATTGCCGGCCGTAAGGCGTCCAATTACCGCGAGCGTGGTCCCACATGCGCGGGTTGTCACGGTGGTATGTTGCAAGGAGGGCCAGGTCGCCGCGCTGGGCCCGCAGCTTGATCCAGTGCCTCGGCCCCTGCGGATTGGCGTCCCCAATCAGCTGCTGGTATGGCACCGCCCCGTAGCGCATCCTCGACGAGAGCGCCTCCCAGGCTGCCTCGGGTATCTCGGTCGCCTCCTGCACGTAAGCGATGTCCCACTCCGACGACATCACCTTGTCCGGCTCGTCCAGCCCGCCTGTCGCCAGTACCGAGCCGTTCGGGTAGCGGTATTCCTGCGCGGTCGAGTTGAACTTCACAGGCGATCCCACCGGCAGCACCAACCGCTCGAAGGTCACCCGCGCCGTCTGCGTGAGTGTGCTCTTATGCTTGCGCAGCATGACAGCCCGCGCCCCTCCATACCTGCTAAGCACCGCATTCACCTTCTCCAGCACCGCCCTCGACTTCCCCGTGCCCGCAGGCCCATCCAGGATAATCTCAGCATCCCGCCTCCGAAACAGCTCCCGAGCGCTCCCATAAGGCCGGTATGCCCGCCCCGCCGCCAACAGCTCGTGGCTGAACCCCGGCATCTGGCCGCGCCCGACCGTGTTTCCTTCACCGCCAAGGCGCCAAGTCCCGCCAAGACCGCCAAGGTTCTTATTGTTTTGTGTCACACAGATCACCGAGTTCATGAGAGTTCACGTTTCACGTTTCACGCTTTCGGTCGTCCATCGTCCATCGTCCATCGTCCATCGTCAGCTACGCATTCCGCATTAGATCTCCTCCGCCTCGACCCCAAACACTACCTTCACTCCTGCTGCGGCGACCAAGCCTTTAGGGTTGTAGATGCCGGCTATCTCCAGGTAGAGGCGCTGGTGATAGAAGCTGCCCTCCTCGGCTTTGCGCACGAGGGCATTCAAGATGCGCTGCTGCACCGTCGCGCTTTCGAAGACTGTGGCTTTCACAAGCGCCCGCATCGTGTCGTCCCAGTCCGGCAGATGCGTCCAGCTGCGCAAAGTGCGCGGACTAACGCCAAGCTCCTCAGCAAGCTTCATTTGCGTTTTAGGACGGCGCAATTTGCTAGGCAGCGCCGACCATCTCTGGAAGGCTACCTGCTTGTCACTCCATTGCTGCCTTGCGTTTGCTGAGATTTCAGAACTCTCCAACATAGCAAACCTCCCAATCCGCCAGCCTCTCCAGCCCCTACGCCCTACGCATTACTCGTTACGCATTACGCAACAAAAATAGCGGCCCACCCCCACGGGCGGCCGCACCACATAGCACAGCGTCAGGTAAGGGTAGAGGTAGAAGTAAGGGTAAAGGTAACAGTAACCGTCAACGCCGGTAGCACCTCTGCGTCCTCGTACCCCCTCAGACGCATTGTGCTTTCATCTCTATCTTAGCACATATTTTCTGATTCCGTGCCCCCCAATTTTTCGTTCCAGGCCAGCAATATGAGAATCGACAGCCAAATATGCTCAGTTGAATAGTCCGCGCAGGCAGACTTCGTAGTGATAGCCCGACACTTCAGTGTCAGGGCGCTCTTGCCGGCCCGCACCCTGGCCAACTACCGGCCACACATAACAAGCTCCTGGCTCGATGATCGGCCGGGAGCTCTTTGCGTGTGTGGTTGGCAGCTTTACGGCCCCTCCGGGATCTGGCAGTCAGGGAAGAAGGTGTTGGCTACGATCTTGGACGTCTGCCCCCTCGTGGCGTTGTTGTTGGAGCGGAAATATGGGAGGTTGGCTGGCGGCACGCACGGCTCTCCAGCACCTCCGCATGCATAGCCGCTCATTACTCCCCGCGAGACCAGCCGGTAGGTGTACGTGTAGTATGTGCTCCCTACTGCTACGTCCTCAAACTGCTGCCCGACCGGCGGGTCCGAGAAGCCTGCTGCATTAGAGTCGATCTTGCTGATCTGCCCTCTGGTGGCGTTGTTGTTAGGTCGGAAGTAGGGCAGGTTGGCTGGCGGCAC